CTAAAGAAGTTTGTCCACTGTTTTCAACTGATGGTCCTATAACTCCGCCGTTTAATCTGTTAGTTGCCATAATTAATCTCCTGTGTAACTTGTATCTATAAATTGTCCAAATGTAAACCCGCTATCTGACCACGTGCCAGTATCTGGATCCCACACATATAATGTTACTTGATCATCGCTTGGTCTTGGTTGACCTTCTGCAGCGCCACCGTTTACTAACTGACCAACCATTCTTTGTTTATGTTCATCCCAAGAAACAGTTGTTGGTTCTCCATTAATTTTATAACTATCTGGATGAGTGTCATTAGGCCATGCCATAGGTGCTTCCCATGCACATGTATCTTCATTAAGAGTCCAAGAATCATGTGTTATTGCAAAATTACATTTCATTGGTCTTGGTGGTATGAAAGCATCTTTTGTTGCATCGTAGGTTTGACCTGGTCCAGCAAAGTTTTTTCTTAAAGGTGTCCCACCTAATTTGTGAACACCAAGATGAGTGTTGAAAGAAGTTTTTTTCCAATAGCTTGGAGAAATATCACCATGAACTGATGTTAAAAAAGCTATTCCGTTTTCTTCTGATCCGTTCTCATCTGAATCAGCTACAACATGTACTGATGTAACGATGTTAGTTGGATCGATTTTAGCATAATGTGCCATTCAATCGTCTCCTACGCGTCGTTTAGAATTTCGTAATTAACAGTTACAGTTGCATCAGAGTTAGCACTCGCGCCACCTTCAAGATTATCACCTTCTTCAAGATAGATAGTAGAGTTTTTATCAAATGCAATCAATGTAGAATCTGCTGGTACAGAAACTGTACTTGCAATTGCTACAGGTGATCCACCTGATTTAGTTATGAAAAGTGAAACGTCTACTGAACTTGTACCGTCAATGTTTGCAATTATAATGTTATTAATTTTAACAAGTGTATCTGATGCTGCTGCTAAAATCTCTGTAGTAAGAGTAGTAGTCAAAGCCGCTTGTACCGATTCACCTGTTATCGATGTTACGTTTACTAGATTTGGGTTTGCCATAGTTTATTTTCTCCTGTTGATCTTTTATCCGAAAACTAATGCCATTGCAATAGCTTTTCCTACGGTTGCTGCTGTATTACCATTAATTTGAACTTGCCCGGTTCCTTTTGGAACTAAATTTATACTTACATTAGTTTCACCAGATGCTGTAAAGCTAGGGGCATTCCCAGTAGCCGCGTTAGCGTATGTTAATTCGTTAACCGCTGAACTTGTAGCAGTTAATAAAAATAACTCGTTTCCGTTAGTATCTAAAATAGAAGTCCCTATTTTAGGTGCAGTTAGTGTTTTATTAGTTAAAGTTTGTGTTCCTGTAAGAGTTACATCACCAGTTCCAAACCCCATATCAAAAACTCCAGTGTTTGTAGCAACACCATCTACGTATAAAATTTTAAAATTTTTGTCTGTAGCTGAAAAAGTAACTGTTGCACCTGAACCAGATATTGCTTTTACTTGAACAGTGTGTGCTCCTGATGTTCCATTTTCAATAAAATAAAATGCTTCAGTAAGAAGAGGGACCGTTACAATTTGATTCCCAGATATAGTTCCTGTTAATTTAATAACTTTTTGTTGAGCTGTACCTGTAAGAGCTCCATTATCAATATCTAAATTTGTAGTTTGAGCACCACCTGCAATAGATACTTCTAAATATCCACCAGTTAATTGTTCAATTAAATTTAAATTTGCGTTTGTTTTATCTCCCCAAGTACCAGCGTTTTCGCCGGTTGCCATTAGTTCTATACCAAGATCCGTATATGATGATGCCATAATTTTTTTCTCCTATTACGATGCTATCGTTACGTCTGTATAATTTGGATTACCGGTAATGTCAATGTCTTTATAACCTATAGTTCCAAATCCGACGGTGTTTAAACTAGCAGTAAATTCTTGTCCTGTCAATCCTATAACCATTGGTGGAGGAGTAATAACTCCTACTGCAGAACTAAATGTTTGTGAAGATAATCCTACAGTAATTTGGTCTACAGGAGCTATTAAAGTTCCTAAAGTAGAACCAAAAGAAACACCAGTTATTGGTACAAATTCTACTGTACCTGTTATTAACGAACCTACACTAGATCCTACTGATACACTTGTTATTGATGCTATGGTTTCCGGAACCACAGTTACTGAACCTACAGAAGCAGGTACTGCAAAACTTGCTAATCCTTGTAAATGATCGGCACCATTATTTAAACTTAAAGTTCCTAAACCTGCTCCAGTTGTTACACCAGTAGGAAAAACTTTAAAATCAAAATTAGTTGTAAGAGTTCCTACAGAAGAAGGAATATTAAGTCCGCTAATTCCAACTACATCTGCAACATTAAATGTAAATTCTCCACCCCATTGTCCAAATCCATAAGAGTTAGATCCCCAATTTTCTGGACCCATTGCTGTGTCCATACTTAAAGAATCTATAAGAACTGTAGTTATATTTTGTCCCCAGTTACCTACACCGTATTCATCTCTACCCCAACCTTCTATTGATTGAGCATAATCGAGTGTACCTAAAGCTGTTGAAAAACTTAAACCTGAAACAGCAACAACAGGACTAAAACTATCTCCCCATGGTTCTTGTCCATATTCAGCTCTACCCCATCCTTGTTCAGATGCAGCTACTGGCGTGCCTAGGGATGTTGAAAAAGAAACTCCAGAAACTATTGTAGTAAAATTATTCTGTTGTCCGTAATTACCTTGCGACCAGGTAGTGCCGGATTCGTTCCAAGAGTTAGCCATAAGGAACTACCTCCTTATGTTAATCTCAGGATAGCAGAAGTTGCGTCGTTAGCTGGAAATTGAACTGTGAATGTACCAGACGAGACTGTTTTATCTCCACCAAATGCTACAACACAAACAGCGTCTGTTGTACCTGAACCGCCAGCTGTTGTTGTATTATAAATCATACACCCATTGGCTGTAAAAGAAGCTGATGTCCAAGAGACGTCAGAATAATCTGTGAACGCAGTCGTAGAAGTCAAGCCGACACCCGTGTTAGTTAATGCCTCTCCACCCGCAGTATATGCAGTTCCAGAAGTATTTGTAATTTCATTTGAAGTTGAATAGTCAGTTGTAGCTGCACCTAAAGATGCAGAACTTGTAAATAAAGCTATTTTAAAAGTATCACCACTATTTCCAGATGTATCGAAACTGTGCTTACCTTGAAGTAGTTCTTGTTTGAAACTAGAACAAACTGCCGATGTTATTGCCATAATTTTTTCTCCTCAATTTATGGAGACGGTGACTTGACTGGTATTCTAACTGTTCCGTCAGTATAATCATCTCGTCTTCGTCTTCCCAGTTGCGTACCTGCTAACTGTTGTATAGCATTTTTATATTTATTTTCGTATAATGTCAACATATCTATTGGACCTTTTAAAAATCCAAAAGCTTCTACCAAGCAAGCGTATAATAGCCCTTGTGGAAAATATGTACCTAAATAAGTATTATTATTAAAACCAGTTGCAGATCCTAGACCATTAGGCATTTTGTTGTAATATATTCTAAACATGTAATTAGCATCTGGTGTAGGAGCTAAATACATCCCTCCAGAAGTCGTAGAAGTAGTATTATCAGCACCCCCAAACATTGCATAATATTTAGGAAACCCTGTTACAGAATTAGTAGTATCTGTAGGAGATTGTATTTCTCCGTCAGGTCCAAATTTACGGTCTACAAATTCTGATAAATAAGTTTGATCTTTTTTCTCCAACCATTTACCATTTCCTTCTGTATTAGCAGTAGATTCAAATACTTCAATTCCTCTTATGAAAAGTGTTCCTGCCGGAGCAAAAATAGTATTATCATTTGCAACTAATGTACCTTCTTGAACAAATCTTTGAGAGTCCATAGGAAGCTCTTGATAAATTCTAAACTCTGCAGCCATAATAAAACCATCTAAAATAGTTGAAGTAAAGACAGTGCTATCTACTTCAGTATAATCTTGAATAGCTTGTTTTAATGTTGTGTAATCGTATTTTTTAACTCCTGACATAATTAACCTCTATCATTAATCGGTCCAACTGTACACTGTAAACCGCCCCCTGTTTCTGTACTACTAGCATTACTAACAAGTTCAAAACCAAATCCTACCTGGGTTATTGTAAGAGCAGGATTACCACTGCTATCATTATATCCAGCGAGTGATTCTGTTTCTTCAAGAAAAGATATTTTATAAGCTCCAAAAACTTTTGCTCCAGTTGCATGTGAGCTTGCTGTTGTATTTACAGGACTAACCCCTCTGTAGGGAGCACTTGTTCCTCTAGTACATCCAGTTAAATTATTTGAAGATCTTCCAGTATATTCAATAACTTCGTTTTCAAATAATCCAGTTTCACTATTTACTTTTTCAATAACTATAAAACCAGATGTTGGAAATTCTGATCCATCCGCTAAAGTAATTGCACCATTTAAAGTTGTAGATAATTGTAAAGTAGTTATTGCAACACCACCTACTGGAGATTTAATATCTCTTAGTCTAACAAAATCATTTGCTTGCATTGCACCATTTTCAAAAGCTATTGATACTGTTGCATCAGCAGCTGTAGTTGTAATAGGGTTTTCTGGTAAAAAATCTTCTGTTGGAAATTCTGTTCTAGCAGTTCTTGCTCTTTGTAAAGCTTGTGGATCTGCACTTGTTGGTTTAGGATCTAATTGTGGTTGTTTAGGTTCGTATTCTGAAACATGGACCAGGGCACCATTCCATTCTCTAACCATTTCGTTATATGGAAAAGCCATACCAGATCTATCCGATATTGCTAAAGCATATTTACCTTGTGAAAAAGTAGTCATTAACCAATACCTGGGTAATAAATTTTAGGAGATATGTAAGTAGAATTAGAAGAACCGTCTTCATCTTCTGCTCTTAATAATTCATCCTCATATAATAGTTTTAGTTCTTGTACTCTTTGTGGAGCATATTTTATAGCTAAGTAATATGTTAACCCTGCAATCATACAAGGCACAAATCTGTAAGGTACATCTGTTGCATTTGTGTATGCTCCTACGTCATCAATTCTTTTTGTGTAATAAAAATTTATAAAGTCTCCTGCTTGTGAGCTTCCTGGTGTTAAATATAAAGTAACCGTAACTTTATCAATAAATCTTTGTACCCAATATTGTGTAGGTAAACCTTTTGAAGTTTTGTTAGAAAATCCTTGATACTGTGATCTACTAATTTTTGTCATAGGTGTATCCACATTTGTAGATGCAACTCTATAATTTAATTCTTGTATATCAGTCATTCCATTTGGAAACTGTAAAACAGTATCGCCACTGTTATGTGTAGCAGCCGTGCTTCCATTAATTCCTCTAACACATCCAGTAATGTTTAAACTAGAAATTCCTGTGTAAGAAATTTGTTCAGTTCCAATTGTTAATGTTCCACCAACTGTAGGCATTCCTGTTACAGACGCAACTGGAACAGTGGTAGCTGTAGCATTTATTCCTGCTGATAATGTAGTTGAAATTCCATCAGAAGAACCATCAGAAGGTGATCTAAAAAAAGTATAAACTGCTTGACCATCTACTAAGGTTACGTTTTGATTTTTTACTTCCCAAAAATGTAAACCTCTATTTCCCCATTCTGAAAATAAAATATTTAAAGATCGTTTAGCTGTTTTTAATTGATAGCCAGCGACGCCCTGCATACCAATACGTTCGTATGCATCTTCAATAATTTCATCTATCCCTAAGTTCTTATCAAAAACATAAGAGCCTGAAGTAGTGTTGGCCATTTAAGCTCCTTACCCGTCAAACTGTATTGACAATCCTACTACTGCAGTTCCGGCAGATGCAAAATATGCACCATCTTCACATAAAATTCCGTCATCAGCAATTCCAGTCATACTTCTAACTCTAGTTCTGCCAGCAAAAATAATTCCTGTTGTAGCTCCTGATGTTATTCCAGCAGAAATGTCTGTTGTAATAGATCCACTCGCAGTGATGCTTGTTATTTCTGTCCAAGTTCCAGCTACACTTACATTACCTGAATCTGGTCCAGTTGTTGCTGCACTTGTAGCAGCATCTCCGTTAGCATCTTTTCCTACAACCACAAAAGTTATTCCTGAGTTGTCGGCTGAAGAAGTTAGAGTAACCGTTTGAGCGTTAACCCAAGGACCACTGTTTAATAAAACTAAAGTAGTCGCTGTTCCTGCAGCAGAAATTGCATCTGTGTCAGTTCCAAATACTATTTGTTTACTTTTTACTCCTGATACATTTGGCATAATTTTTTTCTCCTATTAATTTATACTAAGGCCCCGAAGGGCCCTAGTTAAATTTATTATTAAGCGCTTACACCAGTTCCAGCCACTCTAGATTGGAACGTGTTAAAGTAGTCAACAACTAAATGATTAGCAGTTGTACCTTTGTGTGCAGCCATAACATTGATTTCTAATGCAATATCATCTGGCACAGTTGTAGCTGCTTGTACTCCAACAGGATTTCCGTTTAAGTACAATTTAAATTGATTCGCAGTAACACCTAACTCACTTCCAGCTGGTTGATAAGCAAAACCTAATCTAACTGAGTTAGCTGGGATTGCCTGTACTGTAGCTGTTTGTGTAGCGATAGTAGAATCTAACATAGTGAAAGTAGATCCACCTGCTGTGTCTAACATATCAAAAGATACACCTGCTCCATTTTTTCTAGAAATGAATTGTATTGTAGTTGTATCTTGTAAGTGTGAGAAACCAATACCATCAGTTGGTAAAGTATCTGAATCTGCATAACCATCTTGAGCAAATCCTACCCAAGTGTTTAACTCACTTACGTCAGTGATTGCAATGCTAGTTTCAAACCACCATTTTTGGTTTGCATTGTATTGCCAAACTTCTGGTCCTGCAATACCTTGTATCTCACCAGCGGCAGGAGCATTATCTCCTTGTCTTAACCATCCACCAGCATACTCTGCTAGTTGAAAGTCTGATCCACCAGTTGAAGTGACTGACCAGTCACTTGCATTGTAGATCTGCCAGTCATTTTGATACGCTTGTTCTTGTTCGTATCCACCTGTAATAAGAGGTTGTTTGATTCCACTAAATACAGAAGAACCTCCATCTTTTCCTACTACGTTAGTTACTCCATTTTTAAAATGTGTTGTCATATAATCAGCGCCTCCTAGCGCCAGTTATCCTTCTAAGCAAAGATAACCAATTTATGTCTTATTAAATATCTTAGTGTGTTTTTTATATACTAGTTTTTAGTAGAGCGCAAGAGAGCCTGTGATGTGGAGTGGATTTATTCCAACGATGTAGCTTTTTTATTAAGTAGCTACTGAAACTTGTGGAGCGGCATCTTCAATAGTGTTATGCCTGTGAGCAATAGCTGCTTCTTCCAGCTTAATGTCAGTAATGACTTTTTTAACTTTGTCATCAATTCTGACCATTTCAAGAGTATATCTACCATTAGACAGATGCTCCTGTTCCCACTTCAACTCCAAGGACCTTTTTTGTTTGTACAGGTCTTGTATCATTTATAACCTCTTCATAAGTTATTCGATAAGGAGTGTCTCTAAACATTCCCGATGATTCCCAATTTATACTATTTTCTCCTAGTTTGTCAACTATTGCTTTCTCTAGAGAAACTGCGTCATCATTAGATTCTACTTCAAATCTACCGTGATAATCGTAAGCATATATGTTTATTAGGAATTTTTTCATGGTTTTTCTTTCTATTTGGTGATTGTGGCGGAACTTTGTCCCGCCACAAAAATATTAAGTATTAAGCTCCTGGTGAAGCAAAAATACCTCTAGGGTCAGATACACCAAATACGTATCTTTCTCTAGCTTTGTATCTTACATTACCAGTATCGAAGTCACCTTCCATTTTAGTAGTCAATGGAGATCTTTCGAAATGTTTCATACCATTTGGCACGTCTGTATTAATGTAAAACGCATCTGTGTCTGTTAAAAAATTATTAACGACATAACCTTGAGGTATCATCCCCATAGATTTGATTGCGTTGACATCATTGTCAGCTGTTCCAACTCTACCAGCAGAAGCCATAAGTCTTTCAGCTGTGAATTGTAGTGCAGATGGAATGATCATCTTCATACCCTTAGCTGCGATTTTTAAACCTCTTTCATCTGTAAGAGCTGCAATGTCAATTAAAGACTGCTCTAAAGATGTTTCGTTTAAGTCAGCAGCAGTTGCTAGAGTGTTTGAAAACGTTCCAGCAATTGTTGGGTGGGCAGTGCTAAATAATGAAACACCATCACCTGAAGTGAAAGTACCAAATCCATTATTTAAAGGCGCTG